ACCTTGTTAGGCTCTACCTGTTGCACCCGTTCGCTCTTAGCTACTAGAATTGCTGATAGACTCGCTACGTTTATCTGGGTTGGTAAGCTGCCTGCCTTCCCAAGGGCTGGATGATGGCCCCGATTCATTATGGCACAGGTCTCCGAAAGGGTAAAGATGAGAAAGATGACTCTAGAGAGGTTCGCTAAGAATCCTCCTGCGGTGCTGCCTAAGACAGAATCACAGCGCATCAAAGAGCTAAAAGACATGATGATTAGCGCGTCTGGCAAAGATGTTGTCAGCAAGGTCATTGAGATTGCTCTTAACGATGAACATCCTGGTCAGGTCACTGCTCTCAAGATGTGTATGGATAGAGCGCTGCCTGTGTCTATGTTTGAGAAGGACAAAGGCGCTAGGTCTGCTGTGACGATTTCTATCACAGGACTAGGACAAGCTCCGACAGTGGTTGACCACGCTGAGGATATAGGCTATACTATCAAGAATAGTGAACAGGAATAGCCATGAAAAAAGTGTTGACGGTTGATGCTCTGAAAACCAATGTTTCATATGACCCTGCGACTGGTGTTTTTACACGACTAAAAAACCATCCAAAAAGAAAATACGTTGCTGGCTCAATTACTGGCGTGCTGCGTCCAGACGGATATGTGCAGATTATGATTGATGGAAAGATATTTTTGGCTCATCGTCTTGCTTGGCTTTATGTGCATGGAGCAATGCCAGAACACTATATTGACCATATAAATGGCATAAAAAATGACAATCGCATTGAGAACTTGCGCGATGTTTATCAAAATGTAAACCTACAAAATCAGAAACGTGCAAAACGCAATCGCACTTCTTCGTCAATGCTTGGTGTTAGCTTTTGCAATCAAGGCAAAAACAAAGATAAACCATATCGAGCCAGAATCGTTGTTGACCATAAAGAAATACATCTAGGGACATTTTCTCAAGAGCAAGATGCACATGCAGCATATTTAGACGCAAAAAGAAAGTACCATGAAGGTTGCACAATATGAGTGACCTAAACTTTACTTTGCTACCGTGGCAACAAATTGTTTTTTCCGACAAGTCTCGGTTTAAGGTTGTTGCTGCTGGCAGGCGGTGCGGGAAGTCTCGCTTGGCAGCTACTGCACTCATCATTGAGGCTCTACAATGTCCTGCGGGTTCAGCAGTCTTGTATGTGGCTCCAACGCAGGGACAGGCTCGTCAGATTATCTGGGATGTGTTGATGGAGATTGGCAGGGAAGTCATTGCTAACTCCCATGTGAACAACATGGACATCACCATGATAAATGGAGCCAAGATTTACGTCCGTGGCGCTGATAGACCCGATACGCTGCGTGGCGTGAGCTTGACTTACGCTGTGCTTGACGAGGTTGCGGACATCAAGCCCGAAGCCTGGGAGCAGGTTATTCGCGCCTCTCTATCAGATAAGAAGGGTCGCGCTATCTTTATTGGCACTCCCAAGGGGCGCAACTGGTTCTATGACCTGTTTAAGCTAGGCCAGAAAGAAGAGGATAATGATTGGAAGTCTTGGCACTTCACAACCAAAGACAATCCGCTGATTGACCCTGACGAGATTGAGTCTGCTAAGAAAACGCTGAGTAGCTTTGCTTTCAAGCAGGAGTACCTGGCTTCCTTTGATAACGCTGGTAGCGATACCTTTAGAGATGAATGGATAAAGTATGGCATTGAACCTGAACACGGTAGTTACTTCATTGCAATCGACTTGGCTGGCTTTGAAGAAGTGGCTAAACAAGCTGCTAATGCGAAAAAGCGACTAGATGAGACTGCGATTTGTATCGTAAAGGTCACTGAAGACGGTAAATGGTTCGTCAAAGAGATTGAGCATGGGCGGTGGGACATCCGTGAGACTGCTGCCAAAATCGTGATGAAGATGCGGGATTACCGCCCAATTAGTGTTGGAATTGAGCGAGGAGCGCTAAAAAACGCTGTTTTGCCGTATCTGTCGGATTTGATGCGGAAAAATAATGTATATTCCCACATAGTTGACCTGACCCACGGCAATCGGAAAAAGACGGACAGAATTATCTGGAGTCTCCAAGGACGTTTTGAACATGGGCGCATCATCCTGAATAAGGAAAAGGATTGGGATGTTTTCATCGACCAACTCCTGATGTTCCCAGCGCAAGGCGTACATGATGACTTGCCAGATAGTCTTGCATACATTGACCAACTAGCCGTAACATCCTACTATGAGCAGGATGAAGACGATGAAGAGTGGCAACCGATGGACGTTATTTCGGGAATATAGATGGCAAAACTTGACCAAAACGATTTCTATGAGCCGACTCCAGAAGACAAGGAGTTAGTCGCTTTTGTCACCGACCACTGTGACCGCTGGCGCGACTATCGTAATACCAACTTCCTTGATGACTACCTAGAGTACGAGCGCATCTTCCGTGGCGAATGGGCCGCTGAGGACAAGACCCGTGAGTCTGAGCGTAGCCGCATCGTAACTCCTGCTACCCAACAAGCAGTTGAGACACGCCATGCGGAAATCATGGAAGCTATCTTTGGTCAAGGTGAGTTCTTTGACATTGAGGATGACATCAAGGATGTGAACGGCACTCCAATTGATGTTGCTGCGCTCAAGGCGCAGATGATGGAAGACTTCAAAAAGGACAAAATCAGGAAATCTATCGACCAGATAGAACTGATGGCTGAAATCTATGGCACTGGCATTGGCGAAATCGTTGTCAGCATGGAGAAAGAGTTCACTCCTTCTACGCAACCGATTCCAGGTCAGCCAGGGCAAGCTGCCATTGGCGTTATTGAAAAAGAGCGTGTTGGCGTAAAGATTGTTCCCGTCAATCCCAAAAATTTCTTGTTTGACCCAAATGGCACATCAGTCGATGATTGCATGGGCGTGGCTATCGAGAAGTATGTATCCATACACAAAATCGTGCGTGGCATTGAACGTGGCATCTACCTCAAGGTAAACATCACGCCGACCTACGACGATACAGACCTTGAACCTACTCAAGAGGTTGTGCAGTTCCAAGATGAAAAAGTGGTGCTACTGACCTACTACGGTCTGGTTCCGCGAGAGTACCTGAAGAAGGTGAACGAGGAAGTTGAAGTCCTCTTCCCTGAAGACTCTGTTGCTGAAGAATACCAAGACATGGTAGAGGCAATCGTAGTCATTGCAAACAATGGTCTGCTGCTCAAAGCAGAAGAAAATCCGTACATGATGAAAGACCGTCCTATCTTGGCATACCAAGATGACACGGTTCCGAATCGTCTATTGGGTCGTGGCACTGTAGAAAAAGCATTCAATATGCAGAAAGCTATTGATGCTCAGGTTCGTAGCCACTTAGACTCGCTGGCATTAACGACATCACCCATGATTGCGGTAGATGCAACCCGTCTGCCCCGTGGAGCCAAGTTTGAAGTCAAGCCTGGAAAGGCTTTCCTGACGAACGGTAATCCATCAGAGATTTTGATGCCGTTCAAGTTTGGCAATACGGATGGCAATAACCTAGCCACTGCTAAAGACTTTGAGCGTATGCTTCTCCAAAGCACTGGGACGTTAGACTCGCAAGGCATGGTGTCCAATGGTGCGCGTGACATGGGCCAAGGCGGTATGTCGATGGCTGTTGCGTCCATCATCAAGCGGTACAAGCGCACTTTGGTGAACTTCCAAGAGGATTTCCTCATCCCGTTCATCAACAAGGCGGCTTTCCGTTTCATGCAGTTTGACCCAGAGCGTTATCCATCTGTGGATATGAACTTTGTGCCTACTGCTACATTGGGAATCATCGCCCGTGAGCATGAACAGCAGCAGTTCATTGGTCTATTGCAGACTCTTGGCCCGAATACACCTGTTTTACCGTTGATTCTTAAAGGAATTCTTAGCAATTCCAGCCTGACTAACCGCTTTGAACTGATTGCTGCATTGGAGCAAATGAGCCAAGCTGACCCACAGGCGCAGCAAATGGAGCAAATGAAGACACAACTGGCTCTTCAGTCTGCTCAGGCTCAGATTGCAGTCAATACGACCCAAGCAGAGCAGAATCGTGCAGAGGCAAACAAGCTAAATACAGAAGCACAGCTTATGCCACAGGAATTGCAAGCACGGGCGCTGGCTGCGGCTACAAAGAATCTTCCTCAGCAGTCTGATGCCAACCAAGTTGAGTTCGATAAGCGTGTAAAAATCGCTGAATTGATGCTTAAAGAGGCAGACATCAAGAACAAGTCCAAGATTGTTGAGTTGCAGATGCAGGATAAAAGCTCAAAAATGGAACAAGACTTCCTGAACCGCATCACTACGGAAATGCAGTAATGAATATTCTTGATGAAGTAAGCAAGATGTCTGCTGAAGAGCAGATGGCTATGGCTTCTGCCATACAAAAAGCTGCTTCTGACAGACTTCAGCAAAATCGCAGTGATAACCTTGGAAAAAGCGTAGAAGTTGTTGTTCAAGGTCTAAAGAAAATCAAATCTGACCTTGAGGTTCGTTTTGATGAGCTAAACAATGTAATGCAGACCAAGGTTGGAGCCATTGTTAAAGGCAAAGATGGCGAACCAGGGCGTGATGGTAAAGACGGGAAAGATGGGCGCATTGGAGTTGATGGAGTCCAAGGCCCACCAGGGATTTCTGGGCAAGATGGCAAAGATGGTGAAGATGGAATAAGCGTAGCTAACGCATTTGTTGACTTTGACGGTGGTTTGACCATCGTTCTTAGTGATGGGCGTGAAATCAATGCTGGTGAAGTCATCCCAATGGATGTCGCAGAGAAGATTAAGGTCATCACCAATGGTGGTGGCACTTCTCAGTCAGTCCTTGACTCTATTGCCAGTCTGCAAACGCAAATAAATGCCTTAATTCCTAGTCAAACAGGAAATAGCGGTAAATATTTAACCACTAATGGCACAACTACTTCATGGGCATCTATTGCTGCTGGAAGTGCATCTAGCCTTGTAACAACAAATTTTACGATTGAAGAGTCTAGTGGGAAATTGGTGTTTAAATATGGTGCTACTACAATAGCGTCCATGTCATCCACTGGAGTCATCACTTCCGTTACAAATATCGTATCGAATGGGACACCTTAACAGGAACAATTATGGCAACTACCGTCACGCTTAAACCGAATGCAATTGACCTATCTGGGTCAACGTCAGGCACTACTACATTGCAGGCTACTGCGGTAGCTGGCACTACAACCGTCACGTTGCCTGCGGCTACAGATACCCTGGTTGGCAAAGCAACTACCGATACGCTAACTAATAAAACGCTGACTGCGCCTGTAATCAGCACGATTAGCAATACAGGGACTTTGACGCTTCCAACATCGACAGATACGCTGGTTGGTCGTGCCACTACTGACACGCTGACTAACAAGACGCTCACAAGTCCAGTTTTAACTACTCCAGCATTAGGAACGCCAGCAAGCGGCGTGTTAACTAACTGCACTGGATTAACGCAATCGGGATTAGCTGCTAATGTTGTTGGCAATGGCCCTACATTTAGTGCTTATCCAAGCGGCACATTTACTATTTCTGCGTCTACTTTTACGATTGTTCCATGCAATACTGAAGAATTTGACACTAATTCAAACTTTAATAATACAGGCAGTACAGTTGGCAGCACTCCAGCGTATTCATTTTTACCTACAGTTGCTGGTTATTATCAAATTAACGCTGCATGGTCTTTATCTGCGGGAACTACTTTTACTAGAGCGATAGCTGCAATTTACAAAAATGGCGGTATCATTAAACAAGGTTTAGATAGTACGACTGCAACCGCAACAGGTTCTATGGTTTCAGCAATTGTGTATTTAAATGGCTCTACCGACTACATTGGTTTTTATATTTTTGAAGGTGGAACAGGCACAAATACAGTTAATGCAGGCCCAAGTTCTACATATTTCCAAGCAGCAATGATAAGGAGCGCATAACATGACATTGCATGACAAGATTAAAGCTATTTACCCAGAACTAATAGACAGTGAGTTTGTAACCACTATTCATTTGCAAAATGACAGTGATGGCAAAGGCGACTACATAGCTAAGTGGGAACACCCAACACTGGCGCGTCCTACTGAGGAGCAACTAGCATGACCATCATCCTAGACGGCACAACGGGCAACACACCACTACCAGCAGACGAGTGATGAGTCCTGAGCTTCAGAAATACTATGAGGATAGGTTTAACCTATTCTCAATGGATGGTTGGAAAGATTTGATTGAAGATGTTGATAAAATTATTGCTTCGATAAACAACATTGCAACAGTAAGTGACGAAAAAGACCTACAATTCAAAAAAGGTGAACTTTCAATTCTTACTTGGCTGAAAACCTTGAAAGAGGCCAGTGAGACTGCATACGAGGAATTGAATGAAAAGAATGTATGATTACGCCTGCAAATGCGGGCAAAAGTTTGAGAAATTTACCACTTATGAGATGGTAAATGTCCAATGTGAGTGTGGTGAACTAGCTGTTCGCGCACTCTCTGCTCCAGCGTTTAGGTTGGAAGGATGGTCTGGAAGTTTCCCCTCTGCATATGGGAGATTTCCTAAAAGCCACACTGACAAGCTAAAATCTGAGCGCAAAGCTAACGCACAAACATGAAAGTGTCGCGTTAATCTCCTACAACCGAAAGTACGGCAGGAAAAGGAAACGATATGTTGATTGACAAAGAAGATGAGACGCTTGGCGAGTTAGAAGTTGAAGAGACTAAGCAACAGGCCCATGAACTTCCTGATAAATACAGGGACAAAAGTTTAGAGGACATTGTGAGAATGCACCAGGAGGCCGAAAGGCTCATTGGGAAGCAAGCACAAGAAGTTGGCGAAGTACGGAAACTTGCAGACGAGCTAATTAAGCAGAACCTTTCTTCTAAGCAGCAATATGTCAAAGAGGATGAGCCAGAAGTAGATTTCTTTGAGAATCCACAGAAGGCAGTTCAGAGGACGATTGATAGCCACCCTGATGTGGTAGCTGCTCGACAAGCAGGTATCGAATTCAAGAAGGCTCAGATTCAGCAGAAACTGGCGCAGGCACACCCTGATTTTGTGCAAGTTGCACAAGACCAGAATTTTGTGAATTGGGTGAAATCTTCACCTGTTCGCTTAGGGTTGTATGCGAGAGCAGATGGTGAATTTGATTTTGATTCGGCTAACGAACTGATTTCTACCTATAAAGAGTTGCGTGGCGTGAAGACTAAACAAGCCGAACAAGCTGGTCAAACAGCTAGGGCTACTAGTATGAGAGCCGCAGCAGTCGATACAGGTGGAACTGGAGAGAGTTCAAAGAAGGTTTACCGAAGGGCTGACCTGATTCGGCTGAAAATGACCGACCCATCTCGCTACGATGCGCTAAGTGATGAAATCATGCACGCATACGCAGAGGGACGGGTCAAGTAACTAACTTTTGATTTTGGAGTATTAACATGGCATTTCCTACCCCTGCGGTTACCACCACTACGGCGGCAACCTTTATCCCTGAAATTTGGTCTGATGAAATCGTTGCGGCCTACAAGAAGAATCTTGTTCTGGCTAATCTGGTTACGAAGATGAGTTTCAAAGGCAAGAAAGGTGACACCGTTCACATTCCTGCGCCTTATCGTGGCACTGCCTCTGCTAAAGCAGCAAGCACAGCCGTTACCCTGATTGCAGCTACTGAGACTACCGTTGACGTCTCCATCAACAAGCACTATGAATATAGCCGCTTGATTGAGGACATCGTTGAAGCACAAGCTCTAAATAGCCTGCGCTCGTTCTATACTGCTGATGCTGGTTATGCCTTGGCGAAACAAATTGATAGCGATTTGGTTCAGCTTGGTCGTAACTTCAACGGCGGTACTGCTGCAAGCGCTCGTTACACTGCTGCTTACATTGGTGGTGATGGCACTACCACTTTTGACTACTCTGCCAATACCAACACTGGTAACGCCTCCGCTCTGACTGATGTGGCTATTCGCCGCACCATCCAGCGCCTGGACGATAACGATGTTCCTATGGACGGACGTTTCTTCATCATTCCTCCTTCTAGCCGCAATACGTTGATGGGCCTTGCCCGTTACACTGAGCAGGCTTTTGTTGGCAATGGTGATGCAATCCGTAATGGCGAAATTGGTCAACTGTACGGCATGGCTGTCTTTGCTACCAGCAACGCTGACTCTGCATCTGCTACCGCTGCGTTCCCCGCAAGCGGCACTGCAATTGCCCGTGTCTGCTTGATGGGCCACAAAGACGCTTTGGTCTTGGTTGAGCAAGTTGGTGTTCGCACTCAGACTCAGTACAAGCAAGAGTACCTTGCTACGTTGCTGACCGCCGATACTCTGTACGGTGTGAAATCTCTGCGTGATAGTTCCACCGCTGGCGAGCCTAACTCGTCCGCAGCATTCGCCCTGGTCGTACCAAGCTAATGGTAATCCCCCTGCCTAACGGTGGGGGGTTCTTTTTTTAGGAGTACAAATATGGCTGCTGCTACCGCTGTTGTTTCCCGCCGTGGAAATGACCAATTCCGTGGAATTTTCTCTGATACTTGGGCAGTTTCCTGCACTTTGGACTCTGCATCTGTTGCAGACCAAGCCGCTGGAACTGATACAGTCACCGTTGCTGGTGTTGCTCTTGGTGATGTTGTTATTGCTATGTCTGCTGGCGTAACTGAAGCAGGGCTTGTTCGCCGTGCTTATGTTTCTGCTGCTAACACTGTAACCATTGCTACAACCAACACTACTGGTTCTGCTGTAGACCTTGCAACTACCACTGTTAAATTGGTGATTGCACGGATTGTGTAAAGAGAGGGGGGCTTGCTCCCCTTTCTTGTTTTAAGGATTTTTATGGCTCAGTTCAAGTGTTTGGCAAGTGGTAATTTTGTCAACTTCAATACGCAATACGACATTGAAGTTATGATGAAGCATCCTGAATACGAACTGGTTAAAGAAGAGTCCTTAAAACAAGAAGATGTTAAAAAATCAGTAGGCCGTCCTAAAAAGGTGCAAGAGCATGACCGAGATTAGTCCAAGAGAATTTGGTAAGTTAGAGGCTCAGGTAGAGGCTCTACAGGAGCAAGTCTCTCAGTTATCTAAAGATGTGAAAACACTTCTTGAGATGGCGAACCAAAGCAAAGGTGGTATTTGGGTTGGCATGTCAATAGCATCTGCTGTTGGTGGTGCTATCACTTTTTTTGCTACTAAGATACTGCGATGAAAGAAGGTCTACTTTCTGGCGTGACTTGCCCTGTTGCTACACAGGACATTTCTATTAACCTGAAAAACAGGAACCATGCCTTCAAAGAGTACGGCTATGGCCCTCCTAATCCCAATGAGGCAAATGATGCGTTTTGGCTGAAAAAAGCCAAGATGTATAACGCGCCTACTGCAACCATCAAAGGTATGCGTTGCGGCAACTGTGCTGCATTCATCCAGACTCCAAAGATGATGGCTTGCATCACGCAAGGTCTTGAGAAGGATGAAGAAGGTTTGTCCTATGACCAGCAATTCATAAAAGCAGCAGACCTTGGATACTGCGACTTGTTCCAATTCACTTGTGCAGCGGCCCGTACTTGTGATGCATGGAAATCTGGTGGGCCAATTACTAAGGACAGAACATGATGTACGGAAAATCAGCTAAACCAGCAGCAAAATCTGCTGCTAAGAAAAAGGCTATGCCACTGACCATCATGGTCGCAGTTGGTAAGCCTAAAATGTCTTTGCCTGTTCGCGGTCAGCGCACGGCTACTAATATGATGAAAAAATCAGGTCGAGGTAAATAATGGCATCTTTGGCAACACCCGTCACTCTTTTAAGCGCAGTAGGCGCTACTGGCGCATCTCCAGCAGTTCAAGTTGATGCTGGTAATCCCGCATTCTTGCAAGTTTCAGGCATTACATCAGCTACTGTTGCATTGCAAGGTAGTCTTGATGGCACAAACTGGGCAACTATTGGAACAGCATTGACTGCTAACGGAATCGTTACTGTACAAAATGCTCCAACTTATTTGCGCGCAAATTGCACTGTTTATGTAACAGGCACAATCACCGCCAAGATTCTGTACTAAGGACTAGCTATGAAAAAGCCCACAATGGCCCAAAAAAAGGTCAGCAAGGTAATGAAAGAGTACGGCAAAGGCGAACTTCACTCTGGCTCTAAAAAAGGCCCAGTAGTGAAGTCACAGAAGCAGGCCATTGCTATTGCATTGTCTGAGGCTGGTAAATCCAAGCCGATGAAGAAGATGAAATGAAACAAGGTCTTTACGCCAATGTTCATGCTAAACAAGCCCGAATTAAGGCTGGTTCTGGTGAAAAAATGAACAAGGTTGGGTCAAAGGCCGCACCTACTGCTGCTGATTTCAAGCAGGCAGCAAAGACTGCAAAGAAGGCAAAAAAGGTGAAATAGATGAAATCTCCAACTTGGCAAACAAAAGCTGGTCAAAATCAAAAAGGCGGCTTGAATGCCAAGGGCAGAGCATCTTATAATGCCGAAACTGGCGGCAACTTAAAAGCACCAGTAAAGTCAGGTGATAACCCTCGACGGGCCTCCTTTTTAGCACGGATGGGCAATATGCCAGGGCCAGAGCTAAAAGATGGAGAACCAACTCGTCTGCTGCTCTCGCTTAAAGCGTGGGGCGCGTCCTCCAAGGAAGATGCCAAGGCTAAGGCCAAGGCAATTACTCGCAGGAACAAGGTCAAAAAATGAGAGCATTGTCAGTTGGTGTTAGTCCTATAGCGGCAGTAGACACAACAGTCTATACCTGTCCTACGGGCTATTACGCCAAATTTACTGTAATGTACATACACAATACAGGCGGCTCTACCAAGCATATTACTGTTCAATGGTTTGATGCTAGTGCAAATACCACTCTTGATATATTGACTCAATACGATTTCACATCAAAATCATATTTGCAGTTTGATGGCAACGCTTACATTGTGTTTGAAGAAGGTGACAAGTTAAAAATAACTACTCAGGCGGGAAGCACATTTAGTTTTATAGCTACATTTGAGCAAGAAGGACTTACAAGAATATGACTTACCTAGAACTTGTCAATGATGTCCTTGCTCGATTGCGTGAGCAACAAGTTGCAACTGTCAACGCTACAACCTATTCCACATTGATTGGCAAATTTGTAAACGATGCAAAGCGCCAAGTAGAGGACGCATTTCCTTGGAACATTCTTAGCAAAGACATCACTGTTACCACTGCTGCTGGAACTTACAAATATTCATTAGTAGGCGCTGGACAGAAGTTCCAGGTCTTGGATGCTATCAACTCCACATCTAACATTCCGCTGGAAAACATTAGCTTTGTGAAGATGAATCGCTACCAAAACTATGCGATTGTCCCAGCAGCAACTATTCCAAACCAATACGTCTTTGATGGCGTAGATACAAACTATGATGCAAAGGTGACGCTATATCCTCGTCCAGATGGCGTTTATAGCCTTCTTTTCTCATTGGCAGTGCCACAGGCTGCATTATCCTCTGATAGCACCGTATGCCTCGTTCCTGACTCCTTGGTGGCGCAGAACGCATATTCCCGTGCATTAGTCGAGCGTGGTGAAGATGGAGCAATGAACTCTTCTGAGGCATTCTTGCTATACAAGTCAATGCTTTCTGATTACATTGCATTGGAAGGCACTCGCTTTCCTGATTACGATGGATTCGTAGCAACATGAGCCAACCACTACAGTCCTACAGCGTATCAGCGCCTGGGTTCTATGGGTTAAACACCCAAGATTCACCATTGGACTTGGCTTCAGGTTTTGCATCTATTGCTACCAATGCAGTCATTGACCAGTACGGACGCATTGGTTCCCGCAAAGGTTACTCAAGGGTAAATCCATCTAGTGGGGCTCTTGGCGCTAACAATGTTGGCGTTATGCACGAATTGGTGCAATCCGATGGCACTCTAACTGTTCTTTTTGCAGGCAATGGAAAGCTGTTCAAACTTGGTGCTTCTAATGCTGTAACTCAACTTACCTATGGGGGGGGAGGTACTGCGCCAACAATTACGACAAATGATTGGCAGATATGCTCTCTCAACGGCATTGCTTTCTTCTTTCAAACGGGCTATGACCCACTGATTTATGACCCTGCTGTTAGCACTACAACATTCCGTAGGATAAGTGAGAAAACTGGCTACACAGGCACAGTGCCATTGGCAAACATTGGCATCTCTGCCTTTGGTCGCCTTTGGGTAGCAAGCACCACAACTGACAATACAACCATCACTTTTTCTGACCTATTAACTGGTCACATATGGAGTGGCGGCACTTCAGGAACATTGGATGTAAGCCGTGTTTGGCCTAATGGTGCAGACCAGATTGTTGGCCTAGCTTCACATAATGGGTTCCTATTCATCTTTGGCAAGCGTCAAATCCTTGTCTATGCCAATGCCACTACGCCTGCAACAATGAGTCTTAGCGACTCTATTTCCAGCGTTGGATGCCTTGGGCGTGACACTATCCACACTACAGGTAGCGACATCGTTTTCCTATCAAACAGTGGAGTACGTTCACTGCTGCGTACCATTCAGGAGAAGTCTGCGCCTTTGCGTGACCTATCTAAAAATGTCCGCAATGACTTGATGACTGCGCTTGCATCTGAAAATCTGGCTAATTGCAAGGCGGTCTATTCTGAGCTTAATGCCTTCTATTTACTGAGTCTTCCTGTTACAGAACAGGTCTATGTCTTTGATACAAAGACTCAGTTGCAAGATGGCGCTGCCCGTGTAACTACATGGGACTCTATTGAGCCTACTTGCTTCTTGTCTAGACGCAATGGAGATTTGCTTTTTGGGAAAAATGGTTACATTGGAAAGTACGATACCTATCTTGACAATGATGCAACCTATAGGCTTCAATACTTCACCAACTACGCTGACTTTGGTGATATTGGAATTACATCTATTCTGAAGAAAATTGTTGTTACGGTCATTGGCGGCTCAAATCAGGAATTTATTGTTAAGTGGGGATTTGACTTCAGCGGACAGTATTTGTCTCAGGTGCTAACAATCCCAGCATCGACTGTTGCAGAGTACGGAACTGCCCAATATGGAGCAAATGGCTCACCTGTTGCCTACTACTCAAGTGGAATCCAGTTGCAACTTCTTATTGGTCAGGCAACTGGTTCTGGAAAAGCAGTGCAAACTGGCTATGAAACAGAAATTACTGGATATGCAGTTAGCATCCAAAAGATTGAAATTCAGGCGAAACGAGGAAAACTTGTATGACCTATATGAAACAAGGACTTTGACATGGACTACACAAAAGCAACCAATTTTGCAGCTAAAGACGCACTTTCCCCTGGCAATGCCAACAAGGTCGTAAAAGGCACAGAGATTGACACAGAATTCAACAATATTTCAACCGCTATTGCAAGCAAAGCAAATGGCGTATTGACAAACTTTGCACTTGTTGAAACTAGTGGAGTCTTGTACTTTCAGTCTAGTGGAACCAGTGTGGCAAAGCTAGATGCAAGTGGAAACTTCACTGTCATTGGTAATGTCATTGCTGCTGGAACAATGTAAGGGTTAAGAAGTGGCGCGTGAAAAAGAACTCGCAATCATTGCTGGCGACTATGCCAAGAATCATCGTGGGCGTGAGTACAGTCTTGAGTCAGTAAAAGACACGTTTTTGGAGTACGTCAAGCAAGGTATGAAGTACCTATTGACAAAAAATACGATAATTCTCTACTCTGAAAATAGAGATAAAACAGTAGAATTCCATGCAATAAATGCAGGAAATAAGCAGGACTTAGTGACTGCTGTGAATAACTTGCTTGCAAAAGCAAAGGTAAAGTTTGATAAAGCGGTGACCTACTATGACAATCCTGCTATCAATGACTTGGCTAATCTAGGAATAGTCAGAGGCACTGTTAAAAAGATAGACGGTGGCCTTGATAGGACTTACGAAATGTCTTTTGATTTAAGGGGTTAATCATGGGATGGGTATCACAAGCAACTGAGAAAGTTAGCGAGGCCGCTACACAGGTATTGCAACCTATTGAGAAAGGGCTTTCTCAGGGGATTACTGACCTTGGTAGAACCATTGCAGATAGCCCCGCATTGGAAACGGCAATTACAGCTATTGCAGCAGCATATGGAGTTCCTCCTGCTGCTACAGCATCTTTCCTTGCTGCAAACAAGACATCTCAAACTGGCGGTAACTTAGAAAAAGGTCTTGAAACACTTGTTTTATCTTACGGTGCAGGTAAGTTGCTTACCGTCCCAGCAATTGAACTATCCTCTCCTTCCGCAATTGAGCAAAGTGTTTCTGCGGCACAAGCAGCAGCACCAACTATTCCAGCAGGAGCAGGCACAAATGCTGCTGGCTCTCTCTTTAGCGAAGCAGCAGCACAAGCGGCAGCAACAGGAGCTACTCCAATGGGAGCAAATGCTGCTGGCTCTTTGTTTAGCGGCACAGGAGCAGCATCACTTCCAATGGGAGCAAATGCTGCTGGTTCCCTTTTTACTGGAGCAGAAGTTGCTACACCTTTAATGGGTGCTAATGCTGCTGGTTCTCTTTTTAGTGGTGCGGGTGTTGCTGGCGCTGGAACTGGCGCTCTTGGCGCTGAAGCCGCAGGTATTGGCTCTACTCTTGCTGGATTAGGTGGGTCACCAGTTGCGCCTGCTGCTAGTGCTGCTGGTTCTATTCCTGGGTATTTAAGCACGGCTGGCGGTAGCCTGCTTTCTGGCTTGAGTGCATACGGCCCTTCTCTTGTAACTGGTGGCTTGAACTTGCTTGGCGCTTCCAATACAGCAGAGAAAGCAAGAGAAGCCGCACAGACTCAAGCTGCTGCACAAGTTGAAGCTGCTCGTATTGCAGCAGAGGCTGCTAAGTTCCGTCCTGTTGGCGTTACTACTCGTTTTGGAACATCACAGTTCACCACTGATGCACAAGGCAATGTGATTGGTGCTGGATATGCCGCAAGCCCTGAAATCAAAGCCTATCAAGACCGATTGAGCGCACTTGCTGCATCTGGTCTAACTGGTGCTGAAGGCGCTGCTGCTGCGTATGTTCCACTTACTACTGGCGCACAAAGTTTGTTCAATCTTGGACAAGGCTACATTCAGGAAACTCCTGAGCAACAAGCTGCTGCCTACATTGCAAAACAGCAGGCATTACTTGCTCCTGGACAAGAGCAGCAACTTGCTCAATTGCAGAACAAGCTGTTAGCACAAGGTCGTGGCGGCCTGTCTGTTGCTCAAGGTGGCAATCTTGCTGCTACTAGCCCTGAACTTGCCGCTTACTACAACGCATTAGCTCAAAGCAATCTGCAACTTGCCGCACAAGGTCAACAGGCTGGTCAACAGCAAGCTCAGTTTGGCGCAGGATTGCTTGGAGCTGGTAGCGACTTAATGGGCAAATACTATGGTGGACAAACTGCTGCGTATGCTCCGTTTGCTACTGCTATAGACACAACCACTGGACTAGAAAACCTTGCACAACAGCCAATGACGTTGGGTACGCAAATCGGAGCTAGAACTACTGCATCTGCCGCCCAAGCTGGGCAATTGCTTTCGCAGGGAATGCTACAGAGTGCTGCTACACAAGCTCCCGCCAATGCCTTTAGCTACAGCGGCAATCTGTTTAGTCAAGCTGCAAATAATCCACAGTTGCAGGCAGCTATTCTCAAGGCTTTTTCGACTTAACCCAACATAGGAAATAATCATGGCAGACGATATTGTTGGCGGTCTATTCGGGGTCAATCCCGAAATATATCAGCAGCAACAGCAGCAGCAGGTCTTTAACCGTGCTGTTGCGTTGCAAAACCTTAACCCTTTCCAACAGGCTGCTGTAGGTGTGCAGCAAGCTGGCTATAACCTCGCTGGTGCGCTTGGTGGAGCAATGGGTGGAGTAGACCCTCAGTTACAGCGTATCAGCACTCTGAACGCTATTTCCAAGCAGATTGACCAGAGCAATCCTGAGTCATTGTTGCAAGGCGCAAAGTTGCTTGCTGATGCAGGCTTTACGCAAGAAGCACTTGGATTGGCTAATTACGCTCGTAAGGCAAATAGCGAACTTGCCCTGGCTCAACAACGCATGAAAGAAGGTCGCGCTGCTGCTACACCTAAAGAAGTTCAGATTGCTGAATACTCTGCAAATCTTAAAACTCAGCTTGGTCAACTGCAAGCAATGGAGCAAACTCCTGAAGTTGCCAATGCAATTGCTCTATTGCAAAATCGGTTGGATGCTTTGCCTCAGCCAAAAGAAGCTGCACAAAATGCAGACATTGTTAAGGCCCAAAGAGCCGCACAAATTGTCAACCAACTTGCCACATTGCGAGGACTCCCAGAGGGTCAGCAAAGTCCACAAGCAATTCGTGCTTTAGAGACTGAACTTGCTATTTTGAATCCTACTAAAGAAACTACACAAAATGCAAAAATTGTAGAAGCTCAGAGAGCAGGTCAAATTGTTAATCAACTTGCGACTCTAAGAGGATTGCCTGAAGCACAGCAAAGTCCAGATGCTATCCGTGCGTTGGAGGCTGAACTTGCCGTATTGAATCCTACTAAAGCAGAAAAAGAAAATCCACAAATTGCACAAGGACTAAGAGTTGGAGAGTTGACTAGCCAAATTGACATCCTTGATTCACTTCCAGAAGAGCAGAAAAATAAACCTTTAATTAAGAGGCTTAATGCTGAACTTTCGTTCCTAACCAAAGGAGAAAAAGTAGATGCAGGAACAACTGAATTTAAGAATGCAAAAGCATATGCAGATTCATTGGGTTTTGAAAGTGGTTCTCCACAATGGCAAAAAGCCTATGCTGAGAAATTTGCAGAGTTGATAGGAAAAACAGAGAAAACTCCTGCTGTTGGAACTGATAGAGAAGCAATTGCTAAAGAGCTTTATGGAAAACCATTTAGCGGATTAAGCCAAGTTGAAATTAAAGCTGTAAATGCAGAAGCTGATAAACGCGACTTAGCAGCTAAGAAAGCTGCTGCTGTGCAAATACAAATTCCTCTTGGCGATGCAATGACAAAAGCTCTTGGAATGGGAGAGAAAAAAGAACAAGCAGCAGCATGGGGAACCGCTGGAGAAGCCTATAAAGCAGCAATTCCAATGATTGATAAGTTAAACCAAGTAAAGACCTCTTTGAGTTCTACGTTTACTGGAGCTGGAGCAGATGCAAAACTTGCTTTCTCAAAAGGGCTTGCTGCATTTGGAATTCCTGTCAATGTTAATGAAATTGGTAAAGCAGAATACTTCAATGCCGTTTCATCGCAACTTGTTCAAGCAATTGCAAGGGTTTTCCCAGGAAGTCAATCAAACAAAGAGCTTGACCAGTTGCTTAAAAGTAAGCCAAATGCTTATCAAGAAATACCCACTATTCTTAGGTTAATTGGTCAAATACAAGATGAAATGATTGCATCTACTAAGGCTTATGAAAAACTAGATGCTCTTGGTGTTGATGGAAGGTCAAAAGCTAATCCAGCAATCATTGAAGGTCAAGTTTATACAAAACTCAAGCGTTATCGTGCTCTAGAAGCGCAAGCGGCAAGCGGCAAAGGAATGAAGCAAGCTGATATTGATGAGGCCAAGAAACTTCAACAAGAATTAGGAGTTCAATAAAATGGTTGATTGGAGCAAAGTTCCCGTTATGAGTGCTGGCCCTTCTAGGGAAGAAGAGGCCGCAATCAGAAAACAGCAAGAAGAAGCCAGGTCAAAACTTGGGCTTGCTCTTACTGTTCCTGGCGCTATTGAGCAAATGGCTCCAACAAGTCTTCCAGAAACTGGCGGACTTCTTGGTGGTATGGCTATGCTTGCTGTTCCTGAGCTTAGAGTATTGGCTCCGCTTATGCAAAGAGCGCCTGCTGTTGTTAGGCCATTTGTTCCATCATTAATTGGCTCTTCTACTGGAACTGCTGCTGGCACGGTTGCAGAGCAAATGGTTACTGGACAAGATATTTTGAGTGGCCCAACTGCCCAGAAGATGTTTGAAAACTTAATCACCAATGCTGCCTATGATGTTGGTGGAAATCTTGTTTTTACTGCTGCTGGTCAGACTGTAAAAGTAGGAAAAGATATGCTAGAAAAATTTGGCATACGAAAAGGTCTTTTTGCTAGTGAAGAAGGCGCTGCTAGGAAAGCTGCTCAAGAATGGCTATCTTCTCGCGGGGCAACCTTGACAAAAGGACAGTTAACAGGTGATGTTACATCTCAGCTTACAGAAGATGTATTGCGTACATCTCCAGGCGCTCAAGCATTTAAGTTACAAGAACAAAAAGCGCAAGCGGCTCTTAAATCTGGAACACAAGATGTTCTTAATTCATTAGACACATCTGATGCATTCAAAATGGCCTTAAAACAAGGTGACCCAGCTTCTCTTGCTGTTGGCGATAGATTCCAGTTGTCTTTGAAAGAGGCTGAAGCAGCAATGAAGGATAAATATCGTCCTACATTTGAAAAAATTAGCGAAGATATGGGGCTGCGTGTTGACCTTCGCGCAATTAAATCTGAGGCTCAAAAAGAACTTGATAAATTAGCTGGTCGTAAGTTTGCAGGCGCTGGAGCAGAGCGTAGACGCGCATTGGAAGACGTTTTGAAGCAAGATGATGAAGTCACTCTTGGGACTGCTCATGCGCTTAGAAGTGATTTGCTTGCTGCTGCGCGTGACCTAAAGAAAGCAGATGCACCAGCTACAGCATTAGAGGCTGAATATAACAATCAAGCACAAGGTATTAGAAACGCGATGGATGGCGTTATGGTTGTAACTTTTGGTAATGAAGAGCAAAAAGCACTTGCTAAAAAACTTGGTTTCATTGGTGGAGTTGATAGCGCTGCTGGATTACGTTCAGGTCAATATTTAGCTCACGGCATTGATTCGCTTGAAAAAATGTCATTTGGATTTACAAAGGCAAATGCTGGAAACAATGAACTTTTACGAGATTATTGGAATGCACAACGTGGCTATAAAAATGCTATGGAAGGCTTCTATAACGGAACCGTTGCTGCTGCATTGAAAGCAGAGCCATCTGCTGTTGGCGAGTTTTTGTTTAATATAGATAGACCAGAGCGTTTGCGAGATGTAAACAAAGCAATAGCAGAAGCTCAAAAATATTTGAAGCCACAAGACTCCAAAGGAATTAAAGAAGAACTTCAGTACGGTTATTTGAGTCAAATGTTTGGAAATGCAGAAGGCATAAGCAAATTTGCTTCAAAAATGAAAACTGATGATAACTTCAAACGGCAATTTAATAAGCTATTTGAAGATTCAAAAATCAGGAATGAATTAGAGTCAATTGCAAATGCTGCACACTACTCTGGAGAAGTTGGCTCTGCTGTTACAGCACTAAGAAATAGAGGTCTTACAGCAGCGGCTACTGCTGGAACAACACTTGCAGCAGCAGGAGTTGGATATTTTATTGTTCCCAATGAAATGAAAGACAAACTAGATGCTTCTGCACTTGCGTATTTAGCAGCAAGCGGAGGAGTCTTTTACTTGACTCCTAAAATCATGGCTAAAGCAGCAACAAGCAAAAGCGCAATGGACACATTGGCTATGCTTAGAAAAGCACAAGATAATCCAAAATATGCTGGCGCTGCGGCTTTGAAAATTGTTGATGGGATTAGAAAAGAAGGCTTATTTGATAACGAATTCTTAGCAACAGTGCAGTCTAAACTTGCTCCATCTCAGCAGAAAGTTCCAGCGCCGCCAGTTCAAGAGGCACAGCCAATTGATTGGTCGCAAGTCCCTGTGATGAGCGAATAATGCCACTAACGCAAGCCTTCAGTGCATTTTTAGCCTCTGCTGAAAGCCCTTGGCCTGGAACAGAGACTAAAACAGTGCTGGTTTGTCGTACTTCAAAGAAAGATGAGGACAAGATGCTTAGAGCAAATGAGTTTCTTGACAAAGATGGACGAATCTGCCGATGGGCAGTAGTGAACAAGAAATGATAGACCCATTCACCGCTTTCGCTATGGCACAAGCTGCCGTTTCTGGCATAAAAAAGCAGTTGCTCTTGGCAAAGACATCCACGGCCTCTATAAAGAATTCAGCAGTTTTTACCAAGCAGCGGATACAGTTCACCTAGCAAGCAGCAAGGCGCGGATTGCAAGCATAGGAAAGACAGATGCACAGATAAGTTCTCAAGCTCTCCAGATTGCACTTGCATCTAAGGCGCTAAGAGAACATGAGAAAGAATTGAAGGATATTCTTTTCTACTCAGGCAATGCGCCAGTGTGGGAAGAAATGATGGCAGAGCGCACTAGGATGATTAAAGAGCGCAATACGATTGAAAGAGAAGAGTCAGAAAGAAAGCAGAAAGACAAGGAAGTGAAAGTAGCGATTATCATGAACACACTCTGGATTTCAGGTGCGTCAGCTATCGTTGTTCCACTGGTTAGTATTACATTTCACATTATCACAAATAGGGGTTTCTAATGGAATGGCTTAAAACTCTTGCTCCCACCATTGCAACATGCTTTGGTGGCCCATTGGCTGGAATGGCAGTCTCTGCTGTTGCAAAAGCTATTGGATGTGAACCTGAACAAGTTCAGGACATTATTTCTTCAGGAAAACTAGACGCTAATCAAGTTGCTGCTATTCAACTTGCTGAACTGGAGCTAAAGAAACAAGCTCAGTCCATGAACCTAGACTTTGCCAAGCTAATTGCTGAAGATAAAAAGTCTGCTCGCGATATGCAGATTGCCACAAAGTCATGGATTCCTCCAATCATGGCTCTTGGGGTTACCTGTGGATTCTTTGGAATCTTATTTGGCCTAATGTATGGTCAGATTGCTCATGCTCCTCAGATTGACATCATGCTAGGTAGTCTTGGAACAGCCTGGACGGGCATTATTAGCTTCTATTTTGGTAGCAGTGCTGGTAGTCAAGCTAAAACTGAATTGTTGTCTAAAGCAGAGCCAACCAAGTGAACCTATTCATTCCCGTCCTGTACATATGCCTAAATGGGCATTGTGAGTTCTTGCAACAGCTTACTGTTTACCCTGATGAACAAGAATGCAAAGCAGTAGTTGCGGAAAAAAAAGAATGGTACAAAACAAACTCTACTGCTACGGTAGAGACCACCTGCATCATTGCGCCAGCAAAAGTAATGGAAAACGATGTTAAACCTAAACGCAAGGAAACAACATGATTAACTCTCGCAGTCTTGATGAACTAGCTCCACCTGTTAAACAGCGGGCGCAAGCGTTTGTTGACGCCGCCAAAGCCAAAGGTATTGACTTGCTGGTGACCTCTACCTACCGCGATAACGAGAGCCAAGCCGCGCTGTATGCCCAAGGACGCACTACCCCAGGTGATGTGGTCACAAAAGCCAAGCCAGGACAGTCTTGGCACAACTGGCACTGCGCTTTAGATGTAGTGGCATTGGTCAACGGCAAGCCCGTATGGAGTACTAAAGACCCCATATGGCAAAAAATTGGCGAAATTGGTGTGGCCTGCGGTTTAGAGTGGGCGGGCAACTGGAAAGACTTCAAGGAATTCCCGCATTTTCAATACACTGGTGGCCTGACCATTGCACAACTTCAAGCTGGCGCAAAAATTACTTAATTTAGGCTATCCCTAGCTTTCTCAAAGTTTCATAAGCCTTGCGTGGTCTAGACGCATTGGATGGTTTGTCTCTGATGCTTTCAGCGACTGACCACAGTGCTGCTGGATGCTCACCAACCCACGACACTATGTAAGCATCTGCCATCTTTGCCAGTTTCTTGCGTACATCACCTACCGTTATCCCAACAATTTCAGCAATCTGATTTACAGATAACCCTGCTGGGAAACCTTTCAATAACTTGCGAATCTCAGCAGGCTTCCCGCTGGTCAGCACTACTACACTTTCCATCGTGCTGAACTTATGATTGTTGGCGCATAGATACCTACGATACGTTTTATTGTCTGGCTTATCTCTTGTTTCTAATGTACTTGCCCAGGCGTTGCAAGTCGTAATCGGGCACTTCATTCTTACTTTTCCATTTTTTTCATGTAAACAGAAAAGCTATCTTGCGTTGCTTTTCCAAATGCGTTGATTTCACCAATACGCTCAATTGCCTCATCTAGTGCAGCATTCCAGCCCATATCGTAGTGCTTGCCTAGTGAATCATCAACAACATATTTGTCTCGCATTGCATCTCGCTGTGCCTTGATGCACTCAGGGTAGTGGCAGTAATAGCTGCATGAGTGGACTTCATCCATTGTTCTTCTCCTTTATTTTGGTTTCAACTGCACGGGCAAATTCAACTAACTTGCTCCCGTAAAGATTGTGTTCGTCAAATAGAGCCAGTATGTCTTCTGGTGTCAGCCCTACCCACGGGCGCTGTGGTGGCCCAGCATAAAGCGCCATGCCAATAGGCAAAATTGTTGCGCGATTTATGGGGTCGTATACAAACCTACCGCCGTAGGTTCCAGATACCCGAGCCACAGGCTCCTGCGCTGGCTGTGCCAAGGCTTCTTTGATGGCGGTGATGGCTTTGCTTTTTCTGTCCCAAAACTCCATCGTGTCATTGTTGGTTTGTGATTCTTCCAACGCCACTAGCGCCAGCTTCAATGCTTCACGTTCCATTGTTTTTCTCCTTTAGTTTGGCTTCTGTCAATCCTGTAGCAAACCCAATATCTTTTCCAAATGATGCGGTGTGAATTTTTCTTATTTCTTCATCAGTCAGCCCTACCCACGGGCGATATGGCGCGGCGGTTAAATCAATCTCCATTGATGTTGCACATCTTGGGCATTGGTAAACCACAGGCTCCTGCGCTGGCTGTGGCGCGGGTGGTGCATTGCATATTTCGCATTGTTCTCCGCGCAACCAGCCATGATGACACCGCCAGTTATTTCTACGCCATTCATCTTCGTTCCAATGCTGCTTGTCCGCAGCCGCATTACGCTTGGCTGGAAACCCACCGCCCCACGCACCCTGCCGCTTGGCGAGTTCGTCAAAGGCTTCGTCTTCTTCAGTTTTCATATCAGGAATCCCCATATAACAGCGACAACAGTGGAGCCAAGCACCAATATAAAAAATATCCCAATAGCGGTCTTCACCATGTCAACAAAGAAATCACCACCAGCGTCAGTATCGTCATCTTGCATGGTCAGTCTCCTTTTAGTTCGCCTAAACGGTCACTCAATCGACTAATACGAGCATCGTGATACATCACCATATGCGAGGCATAGTCCAATGCCGTCTCTGCCTCTAGCTTTGAGCGTTGAGCCTCTATCAGTTCACGCGCTGCCAGTTCCAATGGAGTTAGTGGAGTGAGTAATTGCTTGATAAATTGTTTCATTTGCAATGCTCCGTTAAGAGTGCCGCCACTGTGCCGCACTTAGGTTCATAGCTTGTATAGCCCATGTAAATCCCTACCGCAAGGATTACAGACACAAGGCCAACAAGGGCAAAAAAGTCTAGGATGTATCTCATTGGTTATCCTTTAACATTTACTCTAAGAACATACCTAGCAAAGTGTTTTTTCTTGCTGCTTGATGCGTCCCAAATATTGACAATATTCCATCCTGCTTGTTTTAGGTTATGGATAACTGCTGCCAAGCGCAAGCATCCACATCCTTTGATTGCATGGTGAGGAGTGATTTCTTTCCCCTCTAGCAACTTGTTCAAAACCCAAATAGCCTGAGTTTCAGATACTGGATGTCGCATCATTACTCCTCATCCTTCACAAACACGCCATTGGCAAGCAATGTGCCTTTGCGGTCTTTGATTTCCTTGTAAGCCAATTCCATGCAGCCAACTAGGTTGATGTCCTGCAAGGCGCAATAGATGATGAGACAAACCATCACATCACCAACGCCATCAGTAATCTTCCCAGACTGCTTCTTGATAGTGGCATCTGCAAGCTCACCAAGCTCACTCACAGCCTTCAAAAGCTGAGTTTGAGGGGTGCTGTTAGGAATGATTTTCCTAGCCTCTGCCCAGCGGATAATTTCAAGTTCAAGATATTGATAAGTCATAAAGTATCCTAAAAGGAGGGGTACTCGCTGCGTCTGTTTTATCGCGTGAACAATCACATTACAGCATCCGCTTTCCCCCGTAAATCAAAATGGGATGTCGTCGTCCATGTCCTTGGGAAAACCATCATCCTTTGGAAAGCCATCTTTGGCCTTCGGAGTGTTCAGGTATGCCCAACCATTCCAGCCGCCTTCAATCACAGGAATGGAGTCCAACTTCAACTGCTTGCCATTCTTGGTTTCGATGATGGAACCAATTTTTTGGTAGTTGTTTTTCTCAACACCATCTTTGACGTACTTGCCGTTTACCACTGTCACATCGTATAGTTTTGCCATTTTTTAACCCTTTGAAAGTTCAGATTGTTTTTTGATTGCGCTGCGAGTTTTGCTGTCAAGCATTCCCCACAGTGCTACTTTTTCCTCAGCATCCACGATGCCTTGGTATTCACCAAGAGCGCCGACAACATCATCTGCTGCCATGCGGTCATTGATTGCTTGCGCCACCACAGCCAGCTTATTCGTTTGCCCTGGTGACACCAATTCAGTCTTAGCTGCTGCGATGCGAGGGCCGCGAGAAGCTGCGTTGCCATCATCGTCTTCAGGAGCTATTCCACACGCTGCCATGAGGCTGTAGCGCCGTGCATAAGTCAATGCGCTGCCATACCCCTGCGGGTCTTGCTTTCCTGCTGGAACATGCAATTTCCCGCACTCCAATGTCTCTCCAGACTCATGGATAAAAACAGTCTCCACAGTCACGCCTGTGCTGTCCTCGCTGGTACGCTGCACCAAGGCAATCCCTGCGTTGTTGAGGCTATCAATGACTGCTTCGATGCATCCAGACAAGTCCACATATTTGCTGCGGAAATGTGGGTTTGTAGATGTCTTGAGTGCAGGGCCAAAAGCCTTCTGTGCCTTGACCAGTGCTGTTGCTATTTCTTTCATTTTGCTTCCTTGTAAACGTGTTTCAATTGCTCTTGATGCCATTCAATGCGCTCGTCTTGGATTTCTATCCAGCGACACAGATGCTTCACATAGATTTCGAGATACATAGCAGGGTTATCTTTGCTCTTGCACTCAGCAATGATTTCCTCTGCATTGTTTGATGTAATCATTTTTTACGCTCCCACAGGATTTCTTGCTGTAGCTTCTTAAGCTCTTCGTTAGTGAACTCTGCTTCATGGCACAGCATCTTGATATGGGCCTGTAACACTCCGACTTGATAAGCCAGTCTGTCAGAAGCATCTTTTGCTCCATAGCGTTGTGCTGCGTCTTCTGCATCTGCAATGATGCGGGCTGCTTTATTCGTTGTCATCTTCAAGCCTTTCAGAAATGCGGTTAGTGATGTGGTCAATCACGTCTTGTTTAAGGTAGTCAATCCATTCGAGTCCAGCATGGCAAACAGAGTCCACCACTAAGGTGTTCATTGCCGTATCCCATGTGTACTCAACTGACAGAGTAGTGGGTTTGCCATTGTTGAGGCTGTCCCATTTCAGCTCACGAATAGTGGTGTAAACAGTCATTTGGTTGCATCCTCATACTCATCCAACTCATTGTTCAGAATGTCCTCTTGGTCAGCCGGATACAGGTCACCGAATGGTACAAAGTGGTTCTCTTGGCAGCAGTGCCATTTGCTACCCTGCGGCTCTAAGCAGTAGCAGCAAAATGTTGTGCTTTCAAGCTCTCGCCTGACTAATTCTCTGAAGGAAACATGTGTCATAAAAAACCTTTCTTGGTCACTAAATCCGCTTGCCCTTTGCTTGCGGTAGATGCATCTTATCGCAGCTTTTATGCTTTTTTTCTAGGGGTTTTCCCTATACTTTTTATCGCAAAATTGTGCTAGGCTCTCTGGATGACTATGGATGAACTTGAACTTCAGAGCGCAGAAATCCTGCTTTGCCAAGCCATTGAATTGGCTGCTGAATACAACATTGAGGATGACCTGGACGCTGCCACGATTGCCCTGTTAACACGGGCACTTGAGCTTGCGAAAAAACCCGTATAGAATGTGGGCACGGCTAGCCTTAGCGGGCGAAAAGACGACTTATCACCGTCCTGCCGGAGCTTCTTTTAGTGATAACGACCGTGATAAAGGTTACACCCATGCTTTTACAGCCAAAAAATTGGGCAGTCTTTCAGCATTACAAAGACCGCTGCCCACCGTGGATAAAACTCCATCGGGACTTGCTTAACAATAGAGAATTCATTTGCTTGCCAATTGCTAGCAAGGCACTAGCTCCTATGCTTTGGTTGCTTGCAAGTGAGGCAAAAGATGGCGTTTTTGACGCTTCTGTTGAAGAGCTAACTTTTAGGCTAAGGATTACAGAAAAGGAATACAGAGATGGCATTAAGCCGTTGATTGATAAGGGTTTTTTCCTAATCTCTAGCGGAGTGCTAGCAGAGCGCTATCAACGCGCTATCCCAGAGACAGAGGGAGAGGGAGAGACAAAGAAAGAGAAAGAGAGAGAGACAAAGAAGACAGTCGCCCCGCCATTCGGCGTGACGGAATCAGTTTGGCAAGACTGGATAACTTTGAGAAAGTCAAAGAAAGCAGCAGTCACGCAGACCGCATTGGATGGCATAGAGCGTGAGGCAAAGAAAGCAGGTGTCAGCCTACAGGTAGCCTTGGAGACCTGCTGTGCAAGAGGCTGGACGGGTTTTAAGGCCGAATGGATGGAGGAAAAGCTAAGCGCAAATCAAAGAGCCGCAAACAATCTTCATGTTTTGACTCGCGGTCTAACAGCACCAAAACCATTTTGGGCTAAACCAGTAGAGGTGGACAATGACCGACTTTTGCAGCCCTGATTCAGGCTTTGATTACATCTTTTCCAGACTTGGCGCAATTTACGGCGCATCCTTTGCTAGGCATTGGGAAGGAATCGACCCTATGATGATTCGGCAGGAATGGATAAATCAGCTTGGCATTTATCTGACATACCGCCCACGGATGGACTACGCTATCAATTGCTGCGACCCAAATTTCCCGCCTAGTGCGCTGAAATTTAAGGAATTGTGTAGCAATGGCCCATCTATCCCGCATCCGACAGCCATTGAAAACAAGCCAGTAACCAAGCCGATGCCACCCGAGATACGAGATAAATTGGCTGCACTCAGAAAGCAAATGACAACATGAACGACCCATTCAAAATTACAGAGCCAACTTGCATTAGCTTTAGCGGTGGGCGCACAAGCGCCTATATGCTTTGGAAAGTACTGCAAAGCAATGGTGGGTTGCCACCAGAGGCTATTGTCTGTTTTGCCAATACTGGAAAAGAGGATGAAGCAACACTACGATTTGTCCAGGATTGCAGCGACCAATGGAATGTGCCAATCACTTGGTTGGAGTTTAGGAAAGATGGATACGCTGTGGTGGATTACAAAACTGCCAGCAGGAATGGGGAGCCTTTTGAGGCGCTGATAGAAAAAAAGCACTATTTGCCAAATACCTTTGCTAGGTTTTGCACTTCAGAGCTAAAAATTGTCCCAATGAAAAAATATCTTAAATCTTTGGGGCATGAGGACATAGTGACTTTTGTAGGAATACGCGCAGATGAACCCAGGCGTGTTGCCAAGATGAAAACCAATGATGACATCAAGGAAACGCCATTGGCAACAGCAAACGTGACTGTTGCAGAAGTTTTGTCATTTTGGGATAAGCAACCATTTAACCTACAAACAATCACAGTCAACGGGAATTCACTATTAAGCAATTGTGATTTATGTTTTCTCAAGAAAGCAGACCATTTGCTGGGGTTAATTCAAGACAAGCCAGAACGGGCCGTTTGGTGGGTAAATATGGAAAGTAAACTAGACGCAAGATTTAATCAGGCGCACCCAAGTTATGAAGAAATGCTGCACTATAGCGAACAACAGCGCGACATGTTTGACCCTAACGAAGAAAGTATTGCCTGCTTTTGTGGTGATTGACAAACAATGTTTGACCCTGATTCCATTCGCGCTAAGACATTTGCGGACATGGTGCGCCTGTGCCAACTGCCTGAGTGGAAAGAGTGGGCATGGCGTGAAGTGCAGAGAATGGATGAAGATGATATGTGGAAGGGCATAAAAGCCCATGTCTTAGGAGAAATGAAAATTGCGACACGCAGCAAGGGTTGACAAAAACCAAAAATCCATAGTGCAGGCATTACGGGATGCAGGCGCATATGTGTCGATTATTGGCCTTCCAGTGGATTTACTTGTGGGCTATCAGAACCACACATTCCTAGTTGAAGTGAAAACCACATCTAAAAAGCGTTTAACGCCTCTACAAGCTGATTTTTTTGAAAAGTGGATAGGTGGCACTCTGTGCAGGATTGACAGCCCTGAAGCGGCCCTAGAGATGATTCGGACAGCCAGGTGAGAACTATGCGGAGCGCTCATGCAGCGCATATTGATTTCGGTGAATTTGCGGGCATGATTGAATCTAACCCGAAACTTTTGCCATGCGATATTGATATGGTTATCGAGCGCAAGGGTAAATTCTTTATTGGAGAATGGAAACGCGAAGGCGAAACCATGAATAAGGGGCAAGCAATATTATTGCAATCGTTTGCCAAACAATCTCAGTTTACTGTGTGCGTTATTATTGGTAATACTGATAATGAAACTATTATCAGTGAAGTATTTTATATAAATAAATCAGGCGAATATAAAAAGATAGGCGCATCATTCGATGACCTGAAAGTATTTATAAACCAATGGTACGAATGGGCCGACAATGGTTAGACCGACAGAACCAAGCGCAACAAATTTTCTGAGGAAGCTAAAGCCTGAGGAAAAAATGGTTTTACTCGCTGCGGGCAATGGTTGCACTACAAGGGGCTTCAATGCTTGCCTGGATGCGATGCAGGTGCTGTGGAATCTAGGATACCGCCCAGACGCAGATTTAACCGAATGGCTAGGCATGGTACAGGCAGACGAAAAAAACGGCGCATAGGCCGTTCTGGTGCGTTCTGAGGGCATAAAAAAAGACCCCGTAGGGTCTTAGTGGTGCGAATGGTCTACTTTTTGAGTAGTCGCAGCAAAGTAGCTAGAATGGCGTATATCATTCTTTGCCCTCTTCGCCAGATAGTGCGATATAGATAGCAGCGATTAATTCTAATCCTTGTTCACGGGTCAATATAGCCCTTGCATGGCCTCCATGCACGCAAATATTTACCCACACACAATTATCAAATTTATCAATAGATATTAAACTATCTTGTTCGCATTCTATGCGGGTTTCATAGTCAAATGATTCTGTTTTCATGGTTTCATATTCCAAAAGTAGATTATAAAGGGAGCGCCGATAGTCGCTGCAATAATCAGGCATTGAAAGAAATAAACTATGATTTTCATGCCACCATCTCCCGATAAACAGATACGGCCTCGCTGAACGGCAAAAGGTTAAGTACCTTGTCGGCATTGAGTTTTTGCTGTAGGTCAGGACGGGTTAGCCATTTCTGTAAACTTGTCGCATTCATGCCAACAGTCTCTAGCATACTTTGCCCACGCACAAACAATATGCGTTTCTGCATGGCCCGTTTTAGGTCACGCGCATATAGCCATGTTGTCAAAAGGTCATCAATCAGTCCGTCTGCTGTTTGACTGAAAAAATGGCCTTTGTATTCGGATTGGGGCAATGTCTCTGCATATTCTTGCAAGGTGTTATGCAGAGTATTTGGGAAAATGTTAGTGCAAGCCCCAAACCCGTTATTGTGTACTGTTCCCGCTTTCTTGCCATCAATGTAGATTGAGGCTTCGTAGCAGTGAGTTTCATGCGAGGCAAACTCGCTGTACTTGACGTTTTTTAATTCGATGTTCATGCTGTCACCTCTTCTTCCAAAGATTCTAAAAACTGAATAAGGTTGTCTAATGTCTCGCCAATAGTTTCCCCGTTGTCCATCTTTTGTCGTTTCACGCTAGATGCAAGTGCATCCCGCATATCGAATGCGTCGAAAAGGGCTATTTGTAATTGTTCGATGTTCATGCTTGATTCTCCGCAATGTAGTCAGCAATCATGTGTTTGGCTATTTCGTACCAGTTAACATCTTGCAAGAATGCCCGCGCATAGTCCTCGACAAGGTTAGACGGGCGACGCTCGTCGTAGCCCACGCCTGAAAATATTGCATCTTCTGCTATCTGCTGCAATCTATCTTTGAGCTCGTAGGCGTCAAATTCTGAATCCCATCCTGCGTCGAATTCCAATTCGAAGCCATCGAAGATTTCTAGGTTGATGCGCCATGTTGCGTAATTGCTCCAGCCGTTATATGTTTTGTCGGTCATAGTGTGCTCCTTATTCTTGAATTGTTACAAATGCGGTAATGCAAGCATTGGATAATTTGTATTGGCAATAGTCACCGCATTCGATTTGCTTAGTCCAACCCTTGCCGTATTCACGGGCGAGCTTTACGATAGCACCTTGAAACGATTTCGCTTTATAGGTGTATCGGCGCACCCATGAATAGTTTGCTTCACCGCCGAAGGTATCGGTAATCTCAATATTGAATGTATACATGGTTTGCTCCTTAGTTGTAGGACAGGCAATGGTCGAATGTTGCTTGATAACCGCAGGTCTTCATGAAATGCTCAGCAAACTGCAATGCCTTGATAAGGTCGAAGCCAACGGTGCGAATGTATTGCCCTTGCTCGAACAATTTGTAGCCCTTGGCTGTCTCGCTAATGACAATGAAGCCATCGCCATCGGCGCAATAGGTAAGGCGTTTTTTGTTTCCAGTACCTGCTACCTGGAATTCTTCCCACGACAGCGCTAGGTCTGCATGAGTGATGTTTTTGATTTTCATGGTGTAGTCCTTTAGTCTAAAAACCCTTGCGGGCGGTAACGTGAATCGGTGTTCACAGTTGAAATTTTACACATCTTTTCGATGTCGAACACTAGGGCAAACCCTAATAAAACCCTAATGGGTTTATATACAGTTAATTAGTAACCTAATAATAGTTGGCTATCAATAGTGGCAGAGTGATAGTGCAGGGCTATCGATAGGGAAAGGCAATCGAATCCTGGCGTTTGATAGAGAAAAACAATGTAGTACCAGATGGAGCCAGTTGGTGCTAGATGATGGAGCCAGATGGAACCAGAGAGTACCAGGGAAAGGGTGCATCCCCATTTCACATTATGAAATTTCAGATTGTGAAACGCATTTCAATTTGCCAAGTTTATTTTGCCCAGACTAATTCACTCGGATGGATTTACTCCAACCCAATCTTAAATCTCAGCTTGTGATTTAGTGTTAGTGCAGCAGAAAAACAATGTACTTAGTTAGTGCAATGCTCGAACAATGCCATGCTCTGCTTGCTGTGCCCAGGTGTGTGTGGGTGTGAGTGAGTGATAGGGGGGGGAGGGGTGGTGCTTGCGTGATGGAAAATGATGGTTCCTCCTCCGCACCGAAAAAGCCAATTTAGCTTTACACCAAGTCACGCTTGCTCTTAGGAGAAAGAAGCCCTTGTTAGCTCTAATAAGATTCACACGAACTATGGCATCCACGGGGGGAATCTCATTAGAGATGCAGCACCTTGTTTATCTAAGCTGACCTTGTTAGGCTCTACCTGTTGCACCCGTTCGCTCTTAGCTACTAGAATTGCTGATAGACTCGCTACGTTTATCTGGGTTGGTAAGCTGCCTGCCTTCCCAAGGGCTGGATGATGGCCCCGATTCATTATGGCACAGGTCTCCGAAAGGGTAAAGATGAGAAAGATGACTCTAGAGAGGTTCGCTAAGAATCCTCCTGCGGTGCTGCCTAAGAC